CACACATAACGGGCGAGTAAGTAATCGCTCCGCCTGTTGCTCCGTTGCCTAGGTTTCTATTGCTAAGCGTGACGGTGTAATAATTGTAGTTATCAAGCATAACTCACCGCTACTTGCTTTGCGCTTGGTAGTTTGTGCCAAACTTGAGAGAGTGAAAACCAACGCCATTCACCATTCTCAAAAAGATAAAGATACTCCAGCCACCCGCTCTGGGCTACCTCTATCCATTCCGTTTCGTCTTTGTAGATTTGTGCCTCGTTTCCACTCTCTCCGCGTTGCGCGAAAGTCTCCAACTCTTCGGGTTGTTCGCGGTCTAGGCTTGGAATATTTCCAACCGCTAGAAGACGCTCAACCTTGGCGAGGTCTTTGTAATGAACCTCTAACACCGCGCCAACACCTTCGGTGTCGCCATCCCAATGGCAGTAAATCGCTTTAATAGTCCCGTCTTGTTGCCTTGCTCCGATGTTGCTTCGTGTTGCCATTTTCTTTTTCTCCTGTCTTAAGTAGTAAAGCGAGACTCTCCCGCCTTACTCGTGCCCCGTTATTGTCTCGCTCAATTCGCCTTCTGTAAAGGGTGCGGGGCTGTGAGTTGCCTCACTTTTTGCGCTTGTATCTCCTAACTATTTTTAGAGTAATAACTGCGAGGGTAATTCCTGCGATACTGTGCCAAGGTAGATAAATAGCCCCTAAGAAACTATCTAATTCCAACCCGTATTCGTTAGTTATGTTTAGGTTTAACATTTTATTTTTCTCCTGTCTTAAGTAGTGAGTTCCCTAAATTGTGTAGTGTTTCTCTTGCGATGATGTCGAAAGGCAACGAGCCTTGGCCCTTTAGTATTTGACCGATAAAGAGCGAGGCGGTCTCGCTGATTTTATCTCTTACGAGGTCGGTCACTTGCTCCGCTAGTGTTTCCCATTCTTCGCGCAACTTATCCGATAAGGCCACCATACCTTCGGCCTCTCGCGCCTCTCGCATTAATTCGGTGTGTGTTTCTTCGTCATTTTCCGCCACCATCATCCACTCGGTGGCGAATTGCTCGGCTAGAATAAAGCGCTTTGCCATATCGCTAACTGTTTCTGTCTGTGTTTCTGTAGTCATTTTCTTTTCTCCTGTCTTACTTGGGCGGATATTTTCCGCCTCGTGCCCCCGTATAGTCTCGCTCTATCCGCTCCCTGTAAAGAGTCGGGGGCTGTGATTCTCGTCACATAGTTTTTAGATGTAGTAGTTGCTCTCCGCCCATTGCTTGAGCACCCATCCACCCACTAGGAGGGCTCCAGCGATTACCGCGAAAGGCGCGATGAGTGCGAGGCCTGCCCATAGTTCGAGGGCCTCGTTCCCTGTCTGCTGTGCTGTGTCTGCTACTTCTTGCCATTTGTTAAGATACTTTATCATTTCTTTTTCTCCTGTCTTAAGTCTGAAAGTTTCTTAGGCTCATCAGTTAGGGCTCTTACCCTAAGACCCTCGCCCCGATTTCTCGGGGCTAGGTTTCGCCTTACGCTTTGAATTCTTTCTTACAATTCTGGCACATCGGGCGGGACTTTTCAAGGACCGAGGCCGAGAGGCGAATAACGCTATCGCAACCACATCGGGCACTTTTTAGGTTTTTATTGCGCCCTGCGCCTTTCTTAACTTGCTCCGAGTCTGCCATAAGTGAGAGAGCCTGCTCGATTAGGGCTAGAGCCTCGGCCCATCGCTCGGCGCAAGAATCGCTAACCTCGGTTGCGCTCCATCCAATGCCCTTGGCTTGAGTGATGGTGAGCCCTAGGCTCTCGGCTGTAGCCTTGAATTTCTGATTATGATAGCCATCACCGCTCACGCCCTTAATTCCCGCTTGGAGGTCTAGGGAATGGGCTACCTCGTGAAGAAGTGTCCCGAGGATGGCGCGGGGGCCTCTCTCGAAGTAGTTCGCGCTTATCATAATCTCGTGAAAATTATCCTCGCCCGATTTCCAGATTTTCGCGTGGGTAAAGTGTCCCATCGTCCGCCCTGTCTTACGGGTGACTAGAATCGTGGCGCGGGGGGCGCCTGTTTTCTCTCGGATAATCTCGTGAGCATTCTCGAGAGCGCTAGCGATATTGGAAAGCCTCTCGGTCTTCTCTAGTGTTGCGGTGTTCATTTCTTCTTCTCCTGTCTTCTTGGCTTGGCTCTTCAGTTAGGGGGTAGCCATCCCACCTAAGACCCCCGCTAGGGGGTTTCGCCTAGGCTTTCTTAACGGTTTGAATCGCTATCTCGAGGCCCTTGATTTTCCCGTATAGGGTCTGGCTGTAATAATCCGCGCTGTTGCCCTCGGCGTGATAATCTTCCTGTTCTTCCTTGATTCTTGAGATTTCCATCTCAAGCATTTTCACTAGTTCTTTCATTTCTTTTTCTCCTGTCTTAGCGTGTATCTCACGCTTATAAGTGGAACTTTACGCCTTAAGCCCTAACTAGTCAAGGGTCTTTTATGTGATGTCGGTCACATTATTACTCGAACAGATGTTCGATAGATTCCCCCTATTCTTCCCCTGAATAGAACCCTAACTCTCTACTATAGGTTTAGGGTTATGGATTATCTATCGATTATCCCCCCCCGAGATAAGACGCGGGGAGATAGTCCCCTCCTCCTTACACTCTCATTAATTGCTACGCATTCCTATTCTTAATCCAGAATCTGGATTTAAATAACTATCTATTAAGACTTAAGACCTAAAAGGAACTAGGCACCTCCTCGGGGAAGACCTACAGCCAGACCAGACACACCACTTAGGGAGGTTTGACCCCAGACTAGTTAAAATCGTCGTATATATATACTATATACTCACCCAAAATATTTCTGTTATATTCGCCCTATATACCTCTGAACAGCACTTATATCGCCCAAAGGGCGAATATTAATATATTTTAAAAATACTTCATATAAATTTGTTCGGTTTTACGATTTGAACAGGTTTTCTTATATGTATAGATATTTATATATCTATACGGAGCGTCGCTCCGCCTCTTGCGGGCTACGCGACTTAATATAATATATATTAATATTATATATATAGACTAAGGTGCCCATATTCTGACCGTTTATAGAGGGCCGTTTATAGTAGTTTTTAACGGGGGTATCTGGTGGGACGAAAAGCAGGAAAAGTAGACATCCCAAAGGGCGAGGCTATGGAGCGGGTGCTCCTTCAACTAAGCCAAGGTAGCACTATCAAGGGTGCTATGGAGTCGGTTAACCGAAATGAGGTTACCTTCCGTCAATGGGTTATGGCTAGCCCTGACTTTAAGGAAAGAGCCGACAAGGCCCGCCTAGAGGGCAAGGGCGTTAAGGCCGACTTTAAGAATCTAAAAGATATTACCTTTGAGGAATTCTCTGAGCAGTTCCTAGACACCAAGTTGTTCCCACATCAACTTGACTGGATTGACCTGATTGAGGGTCGTGAGCCCCGCTGGGTCCACCCTAGTATGATTTTTGAAAAGGGCGCTGATAACCGAGTCCTGATTAACGTTCCCCCTGAGCACGCTAAGTCCACGGTACTGACCATCAACTATGTCACCTACCGAATTGCTACCGACCCTAATATAAGAATTATTATTGTCTCTAAGACCCAGGGTATGGCTCGTAAGTTCCTCTCAGCAATTAAGACAAGGTTAAGCCATCCTTCCTGGATTAAACTCCAGACAGCCTTTGGACCAAATGGCGGCTATAAAGCGGACTCTCCTACGTGGTCCGCCGATATGATTTATCTAGGCACAGGTCGTGACTCTGGCGAGAAAGACCCTACGGTTCAAGCCCTAGGCTTTGGCAGCCAAATCTATGGTGCTCGCGCTGACCTGATTATCCTCGATGATGTCGTGATGAACTCAAATTCCCACGAGTGGGAGAAGCAAATTGAATGGCTTCAAAAAGAAGTCATCACGCGTTTGGGACGACACGGGCGACTATTAATCGTAGGAACCCGTGTTGCTCCTGTCGACTTATACAAACAGATAAGGGACGGCTCTAACTGGACTGGTGGAAAATCGCCTTTCACTTATTGCGCGATGCCAGCAGTCCTCGAGTTTGATGAGAAGCCAGAAAACTGGAAAACTCTATGGGCAAAAACTGACCGCCCTGAAGGTGGAGAAGATAGCCCTGATGCCGAAGGACTTTACCCAAAGTGGGATGGCCCCGCTCTCTTTACAAGAAGAAGCGAAGTTGCTCCCTCTATATGGGCTATGGTCTATCAGCAAGAGGATGTTACAGAGGACGCAATATTTCCGCCAGCAGCGGTTGCAGGATGCGTCAATGGTATGCGAAAGCGTGGGCCCCTTAAACCAGGCGCTGCAGGTCATCCACAACAAGTCGAGGGGTATACCGTTATAGGGCTAGACCCTGCTATGACTGGTAATACCGCAGCCGTTGTAACAACTTACAACAAGGCTGACGGAATGATTTATATTCTTGATTGTGTAAATATGACCGACCCTACCCCCGCAAAGATTCGTACTCTTATAGAAGATTGGGTACAAAGATACAAAGCACAAGAACTAAGGATTGAAATAAATGCCCATCAGAAAGCCTACGCACTCGACGACGAATTGCGCAACTGGCTCTCGATGTATGGCTGCCAACTCAACTCTCACTTTACTGGTAAAAATAAGTGGGATACTAACTTTGGTGTGGCTTCTATGTCAGGTCTTTTCGGCAGTCTTAGAGATGGAAGATTCCAAGATAATAATTTAATAGAACTACCTAGCAACGAAGGTAGCGAAGGTCTTAAGGCGCTAGTACAGCAATTGATTACTTGGAAGCCTGATACCAAAAACGCTACTGACTGTGTTATGGCTCTTTGGTTTGCCGTCATCCGCATACGTGAGATGATGCAACAAGGAACTTCTCAGCAACGCTGGGTACATAATCGTTGGGCTACCAAGGCTCAAACTTACCGCAGAACAACAATTAATCTTGACGAAGCCTTTGCAGAGCAATGGCAAGATATATACGGATAGGAACCTATGACACTTTCAATCGAACAGGTAGCAGCGCGAGTCGAATCTCTTCGCTACCGCGCCTCAGATAGGGATGCTCGTAATCTAGACGTCCTTGCTGTTCGCAAAGGTCAGATTGCTAGCGTATATCCTGACTTCTTTCCAGATGGGGTAGATGCCAATGTCGTGGCAAATTTTGTTGATATTGTGGCGCGAGACCTTTCAGAGGTTATGGCACCACTACCAGCAGTTAACTGTAACGCGGCAAATTCGGTTTCTGACCGTGCTCGCAAGTTTGCTGATACACGTACTCGCATTGCCTCTAATTATTTTGCTCACTCAGATTTATCTGTACAAATGTATCAAGGTGCAGACTGGTACCTTACATATGGATTCCTCCCGTTCGTAATTGAATTGGATGAAGAAGCAAAACTGCCTCGCATACGCCTAGAAAACCCAATAGGGGCTTACCCTGAGTTTGACCGCTACGGACGTTGCGTTGCTTTTGCAAAACGTTACACGATGACATTGGGCGAACTTGTTTCCTTGTTCCCTGAATTTGAGTATGACTTGCTTGGCAAATTACGCTATGAGCAATCTTTAACTCAACAGGTTGAAATGATTCGCTACTATGACAAAGACCAGTCAGTAGTTTATTTACCAACAAAGAGTAACCTGGTTTTATCCCAGGCTAAAAATCCTTTGGGTAAAATGATGATTGTCTGCGCTCGTAAGCCATCTGTTGATGGCGAGATGCGTGGTCAGTTTGATGACATTATTGGTATTCAGTTGCTTCGCAACCGTTTTGCACTTCTTGCTATGGAGGCTGCAGAGAAATCTGTTCAGGCTCCTATTGTTCTTCCTTCTGACGTACAAGAACTTATGCTTGGTGGCGATGCGGTTATCCGCACAAACAACCCAGCGGGCGTTCGTCGCGTAGAACTAAACTTACCGCAAGGTGCATTCACAGAACAGACGCTTCTTAATCAAGAAATGCGTGTAGGTGCACGTTACCCTGAAGGACGTACAGGTAACATTGATGCATCTGTTGTCACAGGACAAGGTGTTCAGGCGCTTATGGGTGCCTTTGATACCCAAGTTAAGTCCGCTCAAGCAATCTTTGCTAGCGCACTTCGTGATGTTATTCAGATTTGTTTTGAAGTAGACGAAAACATATTCCCAGACGTTAAGACTATTCGTGGTGTTGATTCTGGTTCACCATATGAAATTACCTATAACCCTGTTAAGGACATTAAAGGCGATTACTCAGCCGATGTTCGTTATGGAATGCTTGCGGGTCTAAACCCAGCACAGGGTCTTATCTTTATGCTACAGGCTCTAGGTGGAGGACTTATCTCCAAAGACCTAGCAATGCGTGAACTACCATTTACGGTTAACGTCACACAAGAACTTGAAAAGATTGAAGTTGAAAATATGCGTCAGGCTTTACTTGGTTCTCTAACTGCATATACTCAAGCAATTCCTGCTATGGCAACACAAGGCGGAGATGCTAGCGATGTAGTTCGTAAGATTGCTGCAGTAATTAGGGCTCGCCAAAAGGGTGTAGCCCTTGAAGATGCGATTGAAGAAACATTCGCACCTGCAGAGCAGGTTCCTTCTGCTGGGGCTGCCGAACAAATGGTTGAGCAACCGTCCCCTGCTCCCTTAGGCGCTCCAGTAGAAGGCGCTCTTCCTGGTGAAGCACCAGTAGAATTACCTCCTGCAGAAGCAGCA